GCAAAAAGGCAGCAATGTTTGACCCCAGGTTTTTAAATATCTGTGTGTCTGTGTGTCTGTGTATACAGCCACATAACTTTGATAGCCCTGGGGTACAAACATAGGCTCTGACCTGCGGTTATACCTAAACAGGTATACCGCTGCAAAAATACTTTGCAAATAAATGTCCAATAAGTGTCCGTTGGACACCTAATAGTATATGTAGGGCAAAACAATATGTGCCCTACTACAACAGCATTTAGGATGCCTTAGGCATCCCCCTAGTAATTGCCCTAACCTACGGCTTCCGCCTTGGGGCTACAGCCTACGGTTAGGAAAGGATTAACTGCAATGGTTCTTTAATTGCCCATTGCTACTACGCCTATGGAAAGAAAAAGAGTTACGGCTGCATCCCATAAGTCGGATGCCATAAAGAAGCAAATTATAGATTTTTTAATGCAGGGGTACTCTGTTCAACGAGCCATGGATGCCGTAGGCAGAAGTGTCAAGACTTATGAGTATTACCGCAAGACTGACTCTGACTTTGCTGCAGGTATAGACAAACTGCGAGCATTGACCGCTAGAGGCGAGATAGGCGGTCCGACCCAAGAGGTACCACCTTTTGATGAGTTCTCCTTAAAATATCTTGGAGTACAAGTATTCCCACATCAACGCCACTGGATTGATTTATTAGAGTCCAGAGAGCCTAAGGATGTCCACCCCTCAATAATTTATGAGCCAGGGGATAAAGACCTGCTCATTGTAAACACTCCCCCCGAACATGCTAAGTCTACGACTATCACAGTCAACTATGCTGTTTACCGAATTTGCCAGAACCCCAACATCAGAATAATGGTGGTGTCAAAGACACAGGCTATGGCGCAAAAGTTCCTGCTCTCCATTAAGAACAGACTCACCCATCCTCGTTATCAGGACTTACACCTCGCCTTTGGACCTCCAGGCGGATTTGAAAAGAACTCTGATTCGTGGAAGCAGGACTTAATTTACCTATCATCAGATGCTCGTGACTCTGGTGAAAAAGACCCAACGGTTCAAGCCATTGGTATTCGTGGACATATCTACGGTGCCCGTGCTGACCTAATCATCATGGATGACTGTGTTGACCATACCAACGCCCATGAGTACGAAAAGCAGATTGACTGGATTCAATCAGAAGTTATGTCCCGTATAGATAATGATGGCGGAAAATTACTGGTAGTGGGCACAAGATTACGCCCCAAGGATTTATATTCCGAACTCCGTGACCCCATGCGTTATCCAGATGAAACTTCTCCTTGGACTTATTTCGCTCAACCTGCGGTATTGGAGTTCTCCGATGACTTTGCTAATTGGGTTACTCTTTGGGCGAAAACGAATATGCCCCCAGTGTCTGGTAATGGTACTCCAGATTCTGAGGGACTCTACGACAAGTGGACAGGTGCGGCGCTCAATCGTAAACGAAGTCGCATGTCACCCAACTTGTGGGCGATGGTTTATCAGCAACAACAGGTACATGAAGATAGCGCTTTCCCACAGGATGCGGTTAAAGGCGTTATTAACGGTGCTCGCAACATTGGCATCATCCCGAAGAATAAGGCAGGCAACAGACTTGCTGGGATGGATGGGCTTGTTGTGGTTGCTGGGCTTGACCCCGCCATGGCTGGGCATACCGCTGCTGTCTGTATTGGTGTGGATGTTTCTACTCAAAAGAGATATGTGTTGGATGTGTCTAACAAACAAGGCATGAAGCCTGATGAGATAAGAGAATTGATTAAAGACTGGACAGATAAATACAAAATCTCTGAGTGGCGTGTTGAAAAAAATGCATTTCAAGCGATGTTAACTCAGGACCGTGAGGTACGAGAATACCTACAGGCAAGGGGTGCGATACTAAAGGAACACCATACTGGAAACAATAAATGGGATACCGACTTCGGTGTCGCATCTCTTACCACATTGTTTCATGGTTATGAAGAAGGATTAAACCTTATTGAGTTCCCATCAACGCATCAATCAGAAGGATTAAAGGCTCTTATTGAGCAACTGGTTACTTGGTATCCAGAAGCATCAAGAGGACAAAAGACAGACTGTGTTATGGCACTTTGGTTTACCGAACTAGCCTGCCGAGATAGAGTTTCAACTGCAAGCAATTTTGCTCGCAGCCACAGTTACACAAATATGTTTCAAACTAGATATGACAAAAGCCAGCAAGTCACCGTTAACTTAAGTGATTACGCATACAACTAAGATAGGAGGTGAACATGGCACTTACCGTTGAAGAAATTAAGAACTATTATGACCGCTATCGCCGTATGTACGATGACCGTGACCAGCGCATGAATCAAGTTCTCCAAGTTCGTCAAGGCAAGATGCGAGATGTTTACCCAGACCTTTTCCCCGATGGTCCCTTTGAGAATCCTATCGTGGCAAATATGGTGGATATTGCAGCCCGTGATATTGCGGAAGTAATTGCACCACTACCAGCATTTGGATGTACTTCTACATCTATGGTTTCAGAAACAGCCCGTAAGAAGTCTGATAAGCGTGGCGAGATTGTTAATGGAATTGTTAACTTCTCTGATTTGCAGACACAGATGTTTAATGCTGCAGACCGCTATGTTACCTATGGATTTGTTCCAGCACAGGTTGAAATTGATATTGATGAGAACATGCCTCGCATTAGATTCTTTGATTCATTAGGAAGTTACCCAGTTATTGACCGTTATGGTCGTGTAACTATGTTCTTCCAACGCATGATGAAGCCAACAGAAGAACTAATGGCTAAGTATCCAGAAGTTGCTCACCTTATTTACGATAAAAATAATACTTCAACCATCTCTGAGATTGTTCGTTTCCATGATAAGGACCAAGATGTTCTATTCATGCCTAATAAAAACAACCTAGTATTAGATAAAGCACCTAACCTAATGGGTGAGTGCTTAATTCGTGTAGTACAACGACCTTCATTAGATGACCAATCCCGTGGTCAGTTTGATGATGTACTTGCTATTCAAGTTGCTAAGGCACGCTATGCGCTACTTTCACTTGAAGCAGCAACTAAAGCAGTACAGGCACCGATTGCGATGCCGCTGGATAGTCAGGAGTTAGCCCTTGGACCTGATGCAATTATGCGTTCCTCCAAACCTAATGAAATTCGCAGAGTCCCACTTGAACTTCCTGGAAATGTGTTTGCTCAGTCACAAGTTCTTGAGCAAGAACTCCGTCTAGGTTCTCGTTTTCCAGATGCCCGAACAGGTAATATTGATGCTTCAATCATTACTGGTCAGGGTGTTAAGGCTCTTATGGGTGGTTTTGATACACAAATCAAGACTGCACACGCTATGTTTGCCCGTACATTTACAGAATTGTTAGCGTTAGCGCTAAGAGTTGATGAAAAAGTATTTGGTGATGTAGAAAAAGAACTTAAAGGTGTACACAACGGTACCCCTTACAGTATTAAATACAAGCCAGCCCGTGATATTGCTGGTGATTACACCGTAGATGTTCAATACGGACTCATGGCAGGACTTGACCCTAACCGTGCATTGGTCTTTGGACTACAAGCACGAGGTGATAAGTTAATTTCTCGTGACTTCTTACGCCGACAAATGCCTTTCTCTTTCAATGCAACACAAGAAGAACAAAAAGTTGAAACAGAAGAACTCCGTGATGCTATGAAACAAGCAATCGCTTCTTATGCACAAGCAATACCTGCCCTTGCAAGCCAAGGACAAGACCCATCCGACATCCTACGCAAACTTTCGTATGTCATTAGTGCTCGCCAAAAAGGAACTGCTATTGAAATAGCAATCCAAGAGGCGTTCCAACCACAGAATCCCACACCTGCTGCAGCCCCAGGCTCAGTAAGTCCCGAATCTATGGGCATGTCAAGTGAGAGCGCAGCAGGTGGCGGGCAACTTCCAATGGGCATGAGCGAATCTGGTCTTATGCAAGGAATTGCTCCTGGACAAATTATGCCAGGTGGTCGCCCCGATGTTTCTTCACTTCTCGCTGGGTTAAATAACCGAGGAGAAGCAAACTTACAAGCAACAGTCGCTCGGCGACAACCTATCTAGGGAAGGAGGATAACCATGGCAAATACAAGCACAGCAAAGTATCCAAATAACCAACCTGGTAAGGCATCAAAGCCTGCTAATCAAGGCGGTTCTGGAAAAGCACCTACGCAACAGCCTACAAATGCTGGTATGCCTAAGGCTTCTAAGCCCGCTGCATCAACCACTATGTTTTCAGCACAACCAAAAGGTACAAGAGGCTCAAACTAAGCCTTAAACCTGAGCAAGTTTAAAAACTGCTCACTACTTTTAAATACTGACCTTAAATGGAAAGGAGATGCACATGGCATCAGGAGGCAACCGCCCAACTGCAGGACAAAACAACTATGCTGTTTCAGCAACAGGTGGCAGTGGTAATGGCGGAACACAAGCAGCGCAAGCAATGACTGGTGGAGCCTATGGCGAAAATCAAGCCATGATGGAAATGCAAACATCAGCACCCATGAACGCTTCTCCAACCTATGCAGCAACTCCTTCTATGGGTCGCCCACAATCAGCCCCAACTGGACAACAAATTGTTCCGTTAGATGCACCAACACAACGCCCAGATGAACCAGTTACTACTGGTATTGATTCAGGAGCAGGTGCTGGTAGCGAAGTTATGTACGCAAATGACCAAACCCT